CGACGAGGATCATGTGTGGCAGTCGGTCAACGACATTCTGCTGACGCCGGTCGGCAGTCGCCTGATGCGCCGCAACTATGGGTCGCTGTGCCCTGACCTTATCGACAGCCCGCAAAACGACGTAACCCGTCTGCAACTGATGAGCGCGGCCGTGATAGCACTGGCAGCATGGGAGCCGCGCATTGCGCTCGATACCATCAATGTGACGTACTCCGCCAGTGGTGCCGTGACTGTCGAACTCTCCGGCATGCTGACGGAAACGATGGAAAAAAGCACCCGTGCGGTGACGTTAAAGGGTAATAGCGATGCCAACAATTGACCTGTCACAACTACCCGTGCCGACCATCATCGAGGCGCTGGACTTTGAAACCATTCTTACCGACGTGAAGGCGGTAATGGTCGCTGCTTTTCCGGAGGATCAGCGGGCATCGGTTGCAGCCGCACTGACGCTGGAATCCGAGCCGTTGACCATCATTGCTCAGGCGATGGCGTATCGAGAGCTGATGTTGCGTCAGCGCATCAACGAAGGCGCAGCAGCCTGCATGCTGAGTCATGCGACCGGCGACGATCTGGATAATATCGCCGCCAATCTGGACACGGAACGCCTGGTTATCACTGAAGCGACCGACAGCACTGATGCCGTGACGGAAAGCGACGAGGCACTGCGCCTGCGCGCACAGGCCGCATTTGAAGGGATGAGCGTTGCCGGGCCGTCAGCTGCCTATGAGTATTTCGCCCGTAGCGCCAGCGGCAAGGTTGTTGCCGTACGCGCAACCAGCCCGTCACCGGCAGAGGTGGTGATTGCTATCCTCTCCAGTGACGGCGACGGCACTCCATCAGCCGAACTGATTTCTACGGTTCAGGCGGCGGTCAACGATGAAGATACACGCCCGCTGGGCGATCGCGTGACGGTGCAGGGCGCCGAGATTATTGAATATGCGATTGATGCCACCCTGTACCTGTATCCGGGCCCGGAATCGGAACCCATCATTAACGCCGCACTGGCCTCGCTGCAGACATTTCTGGCGAATGCCGATAAAAAAATCGGCCGTGATGTGGTGCGCTCCGCTATTTCGGCGGCGCTGCACGTTCAGGGGGTGCAGCGTGTGGTGATCAATTCACCGGAAAGCGATCTGCAGATCGATAACACGCAGGTGGCACGCAATACCGGATACAACGTGGAAAACGGCGGCACCGATGAGTAACTCTCTGCTGCCGCCGTCTTCCGGGGACTGGCTTCGCTATACCGAAGCGGGCGCGGCCAGACTGTCGGCGATCACCGTTGCACTTCGCACACTGTGGACGCCAACCGCCTGCCCGGTTGATCTGCTGCCGTATCTGGCCTGGGCGTTGTCAGTTGACAGGTGGGATAAAGGGTGGCCGGCGGAGCGAAAGATTGCCGCCATACAGCGTTCGTATTGGTTGCACCGGCGCAAGGGTACGCGCGCAGCGGTGCGGCGCGTCATTGAGGACATGGGGTTTTCAGCGACGTTCGCGGAGTGGTTTGACGTCGGCGACGAACCGGGAACATTCCGTCTTGAAGTTGATATCAATGAGGTCGGCCTGACACAAAAGACGCTGGCCGAACTGAATCGCCTGATTGACGACGCAAAACCTGTCAGCAGGCATGCCGCCCAGCTCAATATCGCCGTTAAGCTGGCGGGGGATATCTGGGCAGGATCCACGCTATGTGGCGGCGACATTATCAGCATCTATCCGGAGGATTTTGAACCGGAAGAGAACATTACTTACAACGGCGTGATTTTTCACGATGGCAATTTCAATTACGGGTAAGAGTATGACCAGACTTCCAGAGTCCTCATCGTGGGAAGAAGAGATTGAGCTGATCTCCCGGAGCGAGCGTGTCGCCGGTGGGCTCAATGGCCCGGCAAACCGCCCACTGAAAAGCCTGGCAAACCGTACGCGGTACCTCAAAGACCAGGCCGACACAGCAGATGAATCGATCGCCGAAAAAGTCAGCGCGATAAAAACATTCACTGAAGGGGCTATCCTTGAATCGCCACGTGAAGAAATACTGCATGGCTTATATCGCCTCGTATGGACGGGGGAGTTTCCTAAGATTGTCGCAGCAGGCAGCACGCCGAAGGGAACGGGCGGGGTAGGTGTCGGATGCTGGGCCTACACTTCGGATGCTGTTATCCGTCAGGAACTGAATTCAGGCGAAGAGGGGCTGGGCGGTGATCTGATTGCAGCAAATATTCATTTTTCAGTCAGGCAGATACTTAACCGGGTGAGAACACTGGCGGATGCAGGCATGCCGCGTCCGGTGCTGGGTTATGACTCAGATAACGACAAGCTTTTGTACAAAGCTATGCAGGAAATGGGTGATCAGGAGTTATTGCTTGCCGGTGGCATCCATATATCAAAAAAGTTTCGTAGTATACGACGTAATAACACCCTCCTTGGTTTGCGGGGTGGACTGACAGGAACATCAGGTGCTTTCAATGATCAGGTTGGAGGGATATCTAACTCTCTAGATCTCGCCAAATATGGTACCCATGACGGTGTTTCTCATTTCATGGATGCAACACTGCCGCCACTGGAAGAGTGGGAGACCGTCGCTGGCGTTGTTTCCTATTCAGCAAACTCAGTCGTGGTTGATACAGTGACTTATTCAGACTTGCTGTCTAATTTGTTGAGGGGAGACATTCTGAAAACAATGCATTCAACCCCCTGTTGGGCGCTGGTTGAATCCATTGATAAAGAAACAGGTGTAATCACAGTCAAGCCGTGGGCGACTTCTGCTGCTTATGTAACCCCATCCGGGGCAACCGGTTTTTACGCAAACAAAATAGATAAAGTCTGGTCGTTCAACGCAAATGTCATTATTCCTGAGGATGCTGCAGGCTCATACGCAGTTATTGGTGAGCTGGGCGCTCAGATAAAGAAAGCAGGGTTGGGTTACGTTAATGGTCTGGATGTTACGCTTCTTCCTGGGTCCATTGCTGATGGTACGGCCGCATACCTTGCCCGTTCGGGTGTGACTAACAAAACCTGGACATATGGCTTCCGTTCTGAAGGGAACCGGTTTGGGTTCTATTCAGCCAGCGGTAAAGTTCAGCCCTATTCAGGGTTTACAGAGCGTTCAAATGCGGTTGTAGGTATGCGTTTTCATAACCAGAACACCTACTCAATGGTCTGGGGGACGGGAGCCGTTGACTCCGTGGCCCCTGTGGACAGTCCGACAATATTCGGCCCGAATGGTCATGTTTTCAGGCAACCCAAAAGAGTTCTGGTATTGACCGAGTCAGCAATAATTAGCTCCCTGTTTACAGATTTTATCGTAAAGGCGGCCGGGATAACGATAACTATGCCGCCAATAGAAAATCTGCCGACGGCGGGTTATGAGTTCGTTCTCGACTTAATGGTCGCCGGAACATACTACATCAAGGCGTATAACACTGAGACGCAGATAAGCGGATTTTCCACCTACACGTTAACAACAACAGTAGCCAGAAAGAAATATACCGTTCTGTGGGATGGGACGTACTGGCAGGTTCTGGAGGGATAATATGGGAAATATAACCAGTGAAATAATCAATAATACTGTTTTTGTTTTTTATGAAACAGATACCGGCCTGACGTTTCAGGCGCAGGTAGCGCTATCTGATTATAACTCTGAAGAAGAAGCCATAACGGCCGCAACGGAGATGGCGAAACAATATTATGAACGCTATAAACGGACAGAATAAGACTAATTATTAAAGGAAGTAGCGATGACAGAGCCAACAAAGCGCGAGATTGAGCTGGAAATGGAGAACTGCCAGCTTCGAAATGAAATATTCCAACTATCAGGTCAGCTCCTCCAATATCAGGTGCAGGAAAACAGGCAGAAATTTGATGTACTGCAACGTGACTACGTTCAGATGATAGACCAAACGTCAGCGCCCAATACTGAGCCTGAGTCCACACAATGCGGAATCAATCAAGATGAGCAAAATCTTTAAATCGCTAATTACGACCGCAGGCAGGGAGAAAATAGCAGCTGCAATCGTTAACGGGGATAAGGTCGTTTTCTCTCAAATGTCTGTCGGTGATGGTGGCGGTAGCGCAACAACCCCCGATGAAGAGCAAGCCTCATTAGTGAATGAGCTTTTTCGCACCCAACTGAACAGCCTGAAATTGTCCGATAGCGACAGTATTATTATCGCCGAGATGATTATTCCCCCGGAGGTGGGCGGATTTACTATCCGGGAGGCGGCATTATTTGATGATGCCGGCGAGTGCATGGCGGTTGCCAATGTCCCGGAAACCTATAAACCCGCACTGGCGGAAGGCTCGGGGCGCTTTACCATCCTCCGCATCTGGCTGGCAGTAAGCAGTACCGAGGCGGTTGAACTCATTGTGGATCCGGGGATCGTGCTGGCAACCGTAGAGGATGTGATTAATGCCGGTAACAACGCCAAAGACTATGCCGACGAGCAACTGAGCGAGCATGCAGCGTCACGAAACCACCCCGATGCAACGCTGGATGAAAAGGGATTTACCCAGCTGAGCAATAAGATTGATAGCGACGATCAGGAGAAGGCGGCGACGCCTCTGGCCGTTAAGCTGGCTATTGCCGCAGCCATCCGCTCAGCATGGGAGCTGGATAACCCCGTTGGTACAGTGAAATTCTACGCGCAGAACGTTGATCCCAATGAGCGTTATCCGTGGACTGAGTGGGCGTATACGGGGGAGAAAAAGACCATCCGTGTCGGCAGCGCCAATGGTTCAGATATTGGTACAACTGGCGGCAGTGATACCGTCAACATTCAGAAGGCGAACCTTCCGGAAGTACAAATTAATGTCAGCGGGGATATCAGCAACCACCCGGAACAAACCCTGAGAACGGAACCTGCCGGCAGACACAAGCATGGTGGAGTTCCCAGCCGGGAAAACCCGTGGGAGATTGGCGGCGATATCAGCCAGCAATTTAACCCCGCCAACCTGGGAGAAACTGACGAAGTGGACGATCATGACCACGAAGTGATTATCCCGGAGCAAGTGCACGCTTTCAGCGGTAAAACAGACAATCTGGGTAGCGGTACCGCTCTTAGCGTTGTTGAATCCCACATCCTGCTGATGTGCTGGGCGCGGGTGGCGTGAGTATCGAGTACCGTCAAAACTAACGGTGCTGCAGGTCGTCAGAAGTGGCGATGTTTGCCGGTAGCGAAAGCCCCTCAGGTGAGGGGCTTTTTTGTGGGTTAAAACAGGCTACTGAGGGAGTTTGATACCGAGTTAACGGCTTTAGTTGCGCTGGTTTTGAGATCATCCAGCACGTCACTGACCGAGGACGTCTGTAGCTTCTCGCGAAAATCTGCATCCGCGCGACTCAGACTGATCGTGAACTCAATCTTTTTGGGGTTGCCGTAGCGATCAAACTCCGTCTTTCCCCGCTCCAGCCGCGTCATGACGTACATTCCGTAAATCTGTCCGTCACCTTCAATCAGCGGCCAGGGGCGACCGGCAAAGCCGATTGTCTCCAGCGCCGACAGTGACCACCGCCCGCCGGTGATTTCCGGGTATAGCACACCGTCAAGGGTGATCGTATCGTCACCCGGCCCG